GTGAAATCAAACAGGCGGAGCCCCAAGTTGACAGAAAATGTTGAGCAAGTGTCTTTTACTGTACTCAATAAATGCTATCAATTTGGAGACATCACAACCAGGAGGATATTTTACAACACATTGGCCACCATGCCGGTAGTCAATGCATTGCCAGGTCCAGAAAGATGAATCATCATCATCAGTCCGAGTTAACATTGCACAATATGCCAAATGAATGGCATTATTATACATTTTAATTTGAACACCTTCAACAGAGGCTGAAATGATGAAATTTCCACAAGTGCAGCTTATATGAGCAACATGTTCAAGAATCATATGGTTGATCAATTTGAAAAGGCCTTTACGGACATAATGTCTCATTGGCCTTTCAATTCGAATCACATGAAGTAACTTCAACAAAGCTGCCCAAATATTTAAATCATCTTGCGCCAAAATGATTAAATTGGCGGCATTTGTGACATTTACAATAGTTTCAATTGTAACGATATCTGAATCAGTGTTCCCTAAATACCAAATGGGAGCACTCAGCACAATTCCTGACTCAATGAGGAAAAACTTGGATACATAATAGTCCAAGAAAACATTCATTGAAGTTCTCAAGTCCAACAAAGACTTTCCCAAGCAATTGGGTAAAATGTTGCCACTTAAGACAGCAAAATTTGATGATAAAATTCCATCAAAATCAAAGTCAACAGTTTGCAAGTTGTCAAGGATTGGGTTAGACATTCTCAATAGAACCTCACCACGGGCACACGACCCTGAGAAGTGGTTTAGGTAAATTCGAAAAGGGAAAATGAAGCCAACACAGGAGTAAACAAATCTTGTGGGGCGACCTGCCAGCAGGTTTCGGCCAGCCCTCCTCAGGCCCCAAACTGGCATTGAAAGAAATTTTTATTTTATTTTCAACGTCAATTTTCAAAAGAACGAGAGCCAGTACTTATGGTTGGCGGATTCCCAGTCACGCCTTAGGGCCGGTATAACATCCAGTGGTCTTTTAATACCATTGTAGCGGTTGCCGCCCCTTATCCCGATAGGAAGGACCATTTTCCACTTGCCCTCAACACCGAGAAGAGAAAAGATGAGCAAAGTGTAAAGAAAAGAGGGAGAGAACATCGCTGTCAAAATAAAACCCTGGAACCCGCAAACATATTCACGGTAAGGACGTGGACCACTGTTAACCCGAAGATATAATAAGTGGCAGGGTTAAAACGTATACTCCTTTAACTAACCTAAAGTCAAATTTAATTTTGAAATTAAATTTGAATTTCTGACAGAGATGAGAACTTGTTAGAATTCACATCTTTGCCAGACACTTCTGGAGCTTGTCCAACATCAACCAAAGGCTTTACAAGGTCAACACCCTTTATTTTGACATCAGGAACATTGAGTGGTGGAAACTCTAGTCCTTTAGCCTTTGGTTGAAGTGAGCAAGCACCACACTTTTTACCATTAATAGGTACCCAATTGTGTTCACAAGCACCACCCTCGCATTTCAAGCATGGGCGGTCCTTGCTAGCAAACCAACCATGGGAACATGGCTTCGTAGTGCACATAATGCACGGATAGCCAGGTCGGATAGCCCTTTTGTGTTCACAATAGGGAAAAGCCCGTCGACCGTTCTTTGTATCAAGAATGACAATGGGCACACCTTTAGAATCAACTGAATAAACAGCTGGCTCTTTAACGGTCTTTTTACCAGTCTGGGATTCCGGCTTGGTTTTCTTTAGAACCATTTTGACAGGCTCATCAGACCAATCAAAAGGGATTGTGGGTTTCCCAAACAATTCAGCCTCAAGATTCTTTGTTCGCTTTTCACGGCGTTCAAGTCTTGCAGCTTTGGCGTTGACGGGTTTCCCCCAGAAAACACGCCAAGATTTTCTGAAGAATGATATCACAGCAATGTAAATTTTGCGGAAAATGCCGAAATCCATTTATAAATTTTATAAGTTGGACAGGGGCGACAGTGGGGCCACTGTTTCGCGCAGCACTCATCAGGCCCCAAACTGCTTTTAGATTTCAAAGTATTAAAATAAATTTAAGGAAAAGAAAAATAAAAGCACGCCCCTACTCTTCAGCAGGGACCTCAAAAACCACAGCCTCTTCAGGCCGTGGCATGGTGATGGGTTTCCCCGAATCACCATGAGAAGTTTTTGCCTTGACATCGGCATATGCAAATAGTATAATCTTGTCAGTTTCTGTTTCTACAGCACTCTCAAATCTTTTCTTATTCCAAAGGAAGAAAGTCAATTTGAGGCTAGAATAACAGAGGGAGCCAACAATTTTAAATTTACTAATAAAACGCTGCCAACGGGTCTTGGACCGAGGGGCATAAAATTCTTTAAGTTTAAGGCTTTTATACCTCAAAAATGCAAAAAGTTGCCCAACTCGAGATGTGGGCAAAGCTTCTCTTTTGATCCAAGAAAATTTCGGCACCTCAAAAGGGCGAGTTATCTTGGCTTTAAGGTTTCCAGACCAAGCAGGCACTCTTTGTTTAATGGCGCTTGTTTTGTCTCGAACCTTATTCAAAATTTGTGAAAGAACATCATGGGCCTTATTTCTATAAGGCTCTTTCAGGTTAACAATAGACACTACTTTCGACGCAATGAGTGTGAAAGATGCGTTGGAAGGGTCTATTTCAAAAACAGAAGCCCAAAATAGCTGGGCCAAGTCTTCATTTTTATCAAAAATATTCTGAGCAGAAGAAATGAAAGACAATTCATCAGAATTGTCTTCATTAAGAGTTTCAGAGAATTCCTTGAAGAACTCTCTAATTTTAATTTGCTCAGGAGAAACTTTTTGTGAAGACAAAAGTTTATCATATTTAGACTGCCAAAGGGTGGATGAAGACCGGTACCGCAAAAGATCAGCCTTCAAAGACACAACTTGAGAAGTTGCATTGACGTCAAACTTATTGACAGGCGTCACAACAAAAGCGTCTATTGAAGTATCTTCATCCACAAAAGCAGATGCGGATATACCAAAAACGCAGTCGACACCATTGAAAGTAAACTTCATAGAAGAGAGAGCATTAATTACTGTGCCCAGATTCTCTGAAGATTTAAGCTCATTATTCAGGTTTTCAAGTGCTTCTTCATAGGAAAGCAAAGGCATTGGTTCACCAGTAGAATATATATAAAATACACCCACTGGGATACACATATGACAGTGTTTCAACTAGGCTCATCAGTCCCAGTAGTACCAACCACTTTAATATTTTAGAAAGTGTGGCAACCAGAAGCACAGCCTTACTGGAAACTTAAAGGGATGCCACACTTTCCACAAGGTCCATTTGGTGGCCGACTATGCAACCAAATAAGTGGCAAGGAACTTTTAGACAATAGATTAGCAAAAATTTCAAAAAGATACTCGTCATGGCCTAAAACACACTCAATTAGATCCCCTTTATGTTCTAAAGAAACATCCAAAAGGATGTAACTGAAACGTAAGAGAGAAATATTTGGAAATGTGCCACATGGGTATTTTAAAATTTTTGCCAAAGCATTAATTTTGGTGTCACCACAATAAGAAAATGGTTTTAACTTTTTGAAGCTCTTAAAGCAACTATTAAAATGCATAGCCTGCCAGGTGATTTCACTGGCAAGCATCTTGTGCATTTCTAGATGCCAATCTAAATCATTCTCAATTAATAAAGGCCTTAAATCAAGTTCTGGGGCAACAACATGAGAGACCTTACAAACCAAAATGAATAGGCCAAAAACCCTGAACGCTAAAGGGTCAACAAAATCATAACAAGATGGAACGATTCGTAATGAACGTTCATAGAGGAAAACACGATTTTGCAGCCCAAAAACATTAGCTTGGTTTACTAGGCCAATGTTGGACAATGCAATTTGATCTTGAGGGTTAATTGGAGCGAAGTAATCGAACATTGAATATTTGCTAAACACTAAAATAGTGCAGACACAAATAAATGTGTTTCGTCCCAAGACTCATCAGTGCAAATTTAAAGACGAATGTCTGGGACATCCAAGTTTTCATCTGTCAAGCCACTTTCCTGTGCCCATTCAAAGAAATGGGCCACAAGGTTATGAATAACCCCACCTTCACGATACGATGCAAGTTCTTCAGCATCATCACCAGAGGGGTCTAAAGTTTCTATGAAAACTGGGAATAGCTTTTCAAAATAACTAATCCTGAAAGCTGAAGCCCAATTGGGCCAAGTGAGCTGGTTCCACTTACTATCAAAGAGGTCAGCAGCAGCCAGATCATTAAAGACATTTAGCTCAGCTAAATGTGCTTTTTCCTCAGCTGCCCGCAAGTCTTTTCTAGAGCGTTCTAGATTTTCAGCAGCTTCTTCATTAATCTTTTTATTGGCCTTCGTAGAATTTTTAAAATGAGTTTTAAAATATTTAGACAAACCGGCCTCCAAAGTGCGAGTCACAGACCTTTCGGTTTTGGTTTGCGCCATTTTGGTTTCACTCACAACTTCAGTGTGAGGCGCCCTCGTGTTGAAAGCAACTCCAAGAGGAATGTATTTACGGGCTTGCCGAACAAGGTCGAAAAGCTCAGCTTGAACAGACCAACCACGATTACCTGTAACTTGGTTTCGCGTCGGATGCAAGACAATTGAATCCAAGTCAAATGTGAAGCCTGAAAATTTAGATTCTAAACGCAAACGAGTCTGTTGCGCAATTGAACTTTCGCCATCTTGCCAACGCAAAGCGGGCTTGATGACTGTTTCAGAAGCTTTGGTGAAAGTATCACGCACAAGTTCTTTAGCACCTTCACCAAACAAAGTGGCAATGAGCTCAAAATCAAATTTCAAAATCATATCAATATCAATTCCGGATGACAACAAGCCCACTAAGTGTTCTTCCGGAGTGAAGCCTTCAAATGTTTCCAAATTTGGAATTTTGAAGACAATAAACCTGCCATTATTAGTGCGCCCTGTACGGCCACGCCTTTGTTTTAAGAGAGTAGCTGACGCATTATAAAAGACAGGTTTTACCAAGTCCACACCCCTGATGACAATGTGTGTATTAGTAGTAAACACATGATCAACAGAGGGCAGTGTCAAGCCAACATCAGCAACTGAAGTGGACACAATTATCGACCACCTGTCTGGTAAATCTGTATGACCAGACCAAAAGGCAACTACACCCCCTGAAGGGCCAGTAAGGTCGCCAGCTAATTGTAGAGCTTCTTTCTTTGTATTAACAAAGACAAGAGATTTTGCAAACGGATTGGCATTTTTCAAATAATGAATGACAAAACGCCTATAAATGTCAAAAGAGAACTGATAAGAACTCTTTTCCAAAGACATTTGGTAAGACGCCAAGATAGGCATATAAGAAGGGTCAGTTGTCATAACATGGGTTGCTGACACTTCTTCAATCTTCCAAACGTTTGCGCCAGCAATAACACTATGACCAAAATCAAAGGGAGATGGAGTGGCAGACGTCATGATAAAACATTTCGTCGAATTTCGCACTACTTTTTGGGTGAAATTGTATAAAGGCTCATCCACATGGCATTCATCAAGAATGAAGACGCTACGCAGATGAAACCATTCCTCATGCAAAATCACTTCTAAAGGTGTGCAATAAACAATCTTACAATTTGGGTCAAATTTAAAACCCTCGCAAGCACCCGTGCAATCCATATCAAATTTTGACCGCATGTATGGAACAATTGACAGCACAATACTTTGTCGAGGCTCAACCACAATCAATTTGTCAATCTGGGAAAATTCAGGAGTATGAGTGAAAGCATTAATCATAGATGTGGTTTTGCCAGAACCAGTGGCAGCCTCCACTAACCATGGATTGCCATTCACTGCCATTTTAAAGGCTTGATTAGAAGCCATAAAATTCGCAGGGACACTGGAAAACGCCATATTGGTCACCATGCCAAAAATGGCATCTGCCAAATTGCCAACAGACAAATATGGCAGAAAATGCCAGCCCCAAACCCTTCTATAATCAGGAAGGCCTTCAAAATCAGGCAAGCAACCAATAAAGGATGCCAAAACACAATTCCAAATAGGGACCTCAAGTCGGCGAACCTGTAAATCAATATGCCCAAATAATAAATACTTAATATCAGCCAATTTCTTGTCAATCATGAGGATATATCTTGAGAAGAAATTGCCCTTCCGTTTTGAAAATATCATGTAAAGCCAATGTTTGAAAAGCCGAGATGTGGCATGTGCATCATCCACTCCCATAGGCAATTCTACTTCATTAGTCATCCAATCATAGGCCGATTTCTGCATAATTGAAGCCAAATGTCTGTTAGTATAAACAGCATTGGCTTCACGAGTGTGCAAAACAGCCCATTCCATTAAAGGTTTCAAAGGCCGCTGAAGAAAAATAGTCAATCCAGAGTTATAAACATCAGGGTTCACAAAATCAGCAAAGCGTGATAAGAAATTCGAAAACGCATCAATGATTGTTACTTGCCCATAATTAAGAATAACATCATCAGGAATCATTTCATCATCAGTGAAACCTTTGATGTTTTCTCTTTTAAAATACCAATTAGTCATGATTTGCTCATAAGAAGGAATTTTAACAGCAAAACTAGGCTTGCGGCCACGTATCAACTGGACTTTCTTGTTAACAGCATTGACAAGCCCATTATAAACATCATGATGATGAGCAGTTAATTGCATGAAAGAGATGATACGAGTAACCTGCTTCTCAGGGGACAAACCAAACATTTTATGGGAACTGACGGCATCAACTTTAATTTTCCCTATAAGCTTATCCCTATTATGATAAATAATAAAGTTTGGACAGGGTAAATTAAGGGACGCCATTAACTCTTTGTCTTGCTGGTTAGGCCGCCTACAAAACTTGGACAAAAACTCAATATTTTCAAGGGGCCCTTGCGCTTCAATGCGCATTTCAACACCCCATTGCTTAAAAACCTTTTGAATGTTCAAAGGAGTCCAGTTAGGGTGGACATCTTTATCATATGAACAGATATTATCGTCACCATATGCAGATAAAGTGCAAAAGTGACGAAACTCATGGGCAGTTTGGCCAGTCAATTCTTTCCAAGCCCTTAAATAAAGGGACACCAAACCTATGGAATTATCCATAGAAGTCGATGAATGGCCAGTAGAAAGGCCAGTGCCTTTGCGATACATGTGTCCTCGTGAAGTCAAAGCCAAG